CCAAGGTGTTTTGTATACTGGCGCTGGTTTTATATGGCGCTTATGTAATGACCGTAACCATACTGCCCCACGACCAGAACGATGAGACTATTATTTCACTCGTGCTGGGCCAGTTATCAGGCATTCTGGGCACCTGTGCGGCCTTTTTCTACGGCGGGTCTAATGGCAAGAAGTAATATGGAAAAACTGTTAGAAATGCTCAGGCGTCACGAGGGTGAGGTCAAAACTAATGGTCGCCATGTGGCATATAAGTGCCCTGAGGGATACTGGACGCTGGGTATTGGGCGTAATATTGACCCAGAAAACGGCATTGGGCTGTCTGACGAGGAAGTTAATTTCCTGCTAGAAAACGATATAGCCCGCGTAATCAAGGAGTTAGCTGCAGAATACCTGTGGTTTAACGACTTAGATGATGTCCGAAAAGATGCTATGATCGATATTGCCTTTAACCTCGGAGCAACGCGCCTGAAAGGGTTTAGAAAGGCACTGGCTGCTATGGAAGTGGCCGATTATGCAACTGCTGCAACTGAGTTTTTAGATTCTCGCTGGGCAAAACAGGTCGGTGGTCGGGCTTTAGAGCTTACAGACATGATTGCAACCGGCGAATACGTGGAATGATGCGATGGCCTATTTCAGATTGGCGTTGGCGCCCGGTATCGACAAACAGAACACTGAGTACGGTGCCGAAGGCGGCTGGACCGATTGCGACAACGTGCGTTTCCGTTACGGACTGCCCGAGAAAATAGGCGGTTGGGAAGAGTTTACTGACACCACATCAAACTACCTTGTAGGCCGACCCTCTGACATATTTACTTGGACGAGCTTGACTGGCATTCCGTATGTCATGGTTGGCACGCACAAGAAGCTCTACATCAACACAGGTGGCGCATGGTATGACGTGACACCTATTCGAGTCACCACTGCAGCTGGGGACGTTACTTTCTCAGCATCTGCAGGCTCTGCAATCATCACGGTCACTGACGCTTCTCACGGTGCCTTTGAGGGCGATTTTGTCACTTTCTCCGGTGCAGTATCTCTTGGTGGCCAGATCACTGCTGATATCCTGAACAGCGAGTACGAGATTACTGAAATCTTGACCGCAGACACTTATACTATTACTGCCCCAGTCAATGCGGATGGGTCAGATACAGGTAATGGCGGTGCTTCTGTTGTGGGTGAGTATCAGATCAATACCGGCTCTGACATCAGCTTTTTCGACTTTGGCTGGGGCACTGGTACTTGGGGCGCTTCTACATGGGGCACACCCAGATCAGGCGTCACAGGAATCAGCCTTTCTGCACGGGTATGGCAGTTTGATAACTTCGGTGAAGATGTTATCTGTCAGCTGCAGGACGGCAAGACTTTCCGCTGGGATTTAAGTGCAGGCGTCAGCAGTCGCGCTTTTCAGGTCACCAACGCCCCGACAAAAAGCAAATTTGCCTTGGTTTCTACACCAGACAGGCATCTAGTCCTTTTTGGCACGGAGACCACTATAGGCGACTCTTCAACTCAGGACCCGATGTTTGTCCGATTCTCGGACCAAGAAGACATCAACACCTTTGTTGAAAGTGCGACCAACACCGCTGGCGGCCAGCGTCTTACTGACGGTAATGAGATCGTGACGGCTATCAGATCGCGTGGTCAGATACTGATAATCACCGACACGTCACTGCATGGTATGCAGTTTATCGGACCTCCGTATACCTTTGGATTTAATCAGCTGGGCGCCAACTGTGGATGCTCTGGGCCACATGCTGCCATTGACGTGAACGGCGTGGCTTTCTGGATGGGCATAGAGGCTTTTTACGTGTTCGACGGTACGGTCAAGAAGTTACCGTCTACCGTGCAGGACTACGTGTATGAGGACATCAATCTTATTCAGAAGAACAAAATATATGCCGGTCTGAACAGTCAGTTCAACGAGGTGACGTGGTTCTACTGCAGTAAGGAAAGTGACTACATAAACCGCTGCGTGACCTATAACTATGTCGAGAACACGTGGGCCATTGGCACGCTATCCCGCACCGCATGGCGCGATTACGGTGCCTTTGACCAGCCTTTTGGCGCTGACTACGACCCAAATGGCACAGAAAGCACGATCACCACTATCTACGGCCTGACGGCAGGCCGATCTCAGGTTTACCAGCATGAGAAAGGTATCAACGCCGATGGTGAGCCTTTGTCCGCGTTTATCACGTCAGGCTACTTTGACATAGGAGACGGGGATAACATGATGTTGATGCGGAAGTTCATACCGGACTTCAAGGACCAACAGGGTGACCTGACGGTAAATCTTTTCCTGCGGGCCTATCCGCAAGCATCGGCGACCAACAGCTCGCTAGACCCTTACACTATTTCACCTACAACAGAGAAAGTAGACACCCGAGCGCGTGGGCGGCAGATATCGCTTAAAATTACCAGCGACGAGCTTAACACCGACTGGCGTTACGGCACGCTGCGCGTGGATATCCAGCCGGATGGCCTCAGATGAGCAAAATTACCAATGTTCGTCTGCCCAACGCGGCTACAGGCGAATACAATCCTGAGCAGTTCAACCAGCTGGTCAGATCGCTGGAGCAGATTGTGTTTCAGCTCAACAACACTTACACGCCAATTACGAGCGAGAACTCACTGGCGGCAATCTCTTGGTTCGAGAGCAGAGGAGGAGAGGAAGACGTGACAGGACCAACCCCAGTATACCCTTCCGGTCCCGCCGCTGATGCTTTTGGCCGTGCCAGAGTAAGCTCTCCTTTTACGCTATTCGACAGCCAGAGCCGTTATCAGGACTCGGGTAACTTTGACACGTCCACCAGTGGTGGCGGCTCAACGACCTATGACGCTAATGCAAGCACCACGGAGCTTGATGTCGGCACCGCCTCCGGTGACGAAGTAATCCGTCAGACCAAGCGCGTTTTCCCATATCAGCCCGGTAAAAGCTTGCTGGTAATGAACACCTTTGTGTTTGATGCGGCCAAGACCAACCTCAGGCAGCGGGTAGGCTATTTTTCTAGCGAAAACGGTGTATTTCTTGAGCAGGACGACGATACGGTTTATCTGGTGATGCGGACCTACACTTCTGGCTCTGCAGTAGACACGAGAGTAGCCCAGTCCAGCTGGAACGGTGATACCTTTGACGGTAATGGCGCCAGCGAGATTACGCTGGACCTGACCAAATCACAGATACTGTGGCAGGATTTTGAGTGGCTTGGCGTTGGTTCAGTGCGCTGTGGCTTCGTGATCAATGGCCAGCTTATCGTGGCGCATACGTTTCATAACGCTAACGTCAATGCCAGCGTCTACATGACCACGGCTATCTTGCCTATTCGATACGAGATCACCAACACCGACACCGTGGCCTCTAGCTCACAGCTGAAGCAGATATGCTCTTCGGTTGTATCCGAGGGAGGCTACCAGTCAAGAGTTGCCAAGGGCTGTGCCCGAATGACCACTGACACCAGTGTCGGCACGAGTTTCGAGCCTCTGGTCACCATACGACTGGCTTCTGACCGTCTTGACGCGGTGGTTTTACCTGCAGGATTGCCTGTGCTGCCTAGTGGCACCAACCCAGACGACTATGAGATTGCCCTGATACGCAATGCCACGTTGACTGGGGCGTCCTACAACACCACCGACTTTGCCAACGTGGACTATGACACAAGCGCCACGGCCCTTTCTGGTGGTGAAATCTTGAATGTGCAGTACCTGAGCGGCACCAATCAAAGTGCCTCAGGCATTGGCCTGACTTTTGATTACAACTTTGATCTGCAGCTGGGCAGGACAATCGCCGGAACTAGCGATACACTGACCCTTGCAGCCCGCGTATTTGCTGGCAATAACGACATCATCGGCACTTTTGAGTTTTACGACCTGACATGAGCAACCGTTACCTACATCAGGACCTTATTCCGAATGCGGCGACTGAGACGACGATATACACCGTCCCAGCTGCTACGACGGCGGTTTTACGGTCCCTACGGGTCACCAATGCCAACACAGGCGCTACAAACGTCTCTGTGACGCAGTACAACTCAGATGCGCTGGCAACAACTAATTACCTGCTGAAGAGTAAAAACTTAGCAGCAAACGCCACTACCGACGTATTTAACGGTGTGCCTTGTGTTCTGGAAGCTGGGGATGTGTTAAAAGTTACCTCTACAGCCGCTACAGTACACTTTTATCTGTCCTACCTTGAGGTGGACAGAAACTAACAATTTCTTGATAATTGCAGTACTTACACGTCTTCCCGGCGTGCAGCCCTATGAGGCTACCTAAAACATAAAGGATAGGACATGGCTGAAGCGATGCCGGGAATGGCGGGACTCCCTCCCCAAGCCGCCGCACAGGCCCCTGCTGGGCCTGCTGAAATGACACCAGAGAACCTTGCTGTATTTGAACAAATGCGGCAGGAAATCCCTCCGTCTGAGTTTTCCGAAGACCTTCTAAGCACGGCAGCAGAAGCTGATCCGATGGCTGTGGCCGAGTTCAAGGCCGAGCTGCGTGGTCTAGACCTGCCTCCAGAGGCTTTGGATGTGTTGAATCAGATGGTAGACGAGATTCTGGCGTCTCCTGAGCGATACCCAGAGATTCGTGAGAAGTATTTAGCGCAGGATATTCCTGAGGAAATGCTTCCTCCTACCTTTGACCCTGAGTTCTTCGGCGCTTTGAATCTTGCAGTAGACGAGATTCGCGCCACTGGAGGCGGTGAGCTGCCTCCTCAAGGTTTTGCTAACGGTGGCCTAGCTACCCTGAAGCCTATGGCAGCTGCTATGGCGCAACAGGGACGTTACGGTGACACCATGCTTGCCCATATCTCGCCCCGTGAAGCGCGAATCCTGCGCCAGATGGGCGGTAGCGGCACGATCAACCCTAACACTGGCCTGCCTGAGTTCTTTCTCAAGGGGCTTTTCAAAGGCATCAAGAAGGGTCTGTCTAAAGTAGCGCGAGCGGCTAAGAAGTTTGTGCGGTCCAAGGTCGGTCGTATTGTCACCACTTTGGCACTGGCCTTTGTCCTCGGACCAGCTGCAGCCAGTGCCATAGGTGTTACTTCTACGGCCGGTGTTGCAGCAATATCAGGCTTTGTCGGCAGTGCAGGGTCCACGGCCCTTGCTGGTGGTGACCTGAAAGAATCGCTCAAGGCTGGTGCTATAGGCGGTCTTATCGGTGGTGCTGGCGCTGGTGTCTTTGGTGGCGCAGAAGCGTTCCAAGCAGGTAGCTACACTGGGCCAACCACTATCGCTGGTCAGGTACAGAAGGCTAAGGACTTCTTTACTGGTGGCGGCCAAGAAGCGGCATTGACCGATCCTACACAGGCAGCTGCTGAGACCGTAACTGAAGTGCAGGAAGCAGCTGCTACAGGCATGCCTGCCGATCCTTTTGCTGCCACTCAAGCAGGCACTGCTGCGCCTATGCAGGCCCCTGCAGGTATCGAAACCGTAATGCCTTCCGATCCTTTTGCTGCTGGTCCGACAGGACTACCTGCTTCAGCACCGCCCGCCACAGGCGCTCCTGCAGCTTCTGTTCCTACGGTTTCTGGCACTACTGTCACTGCAACTCCTCAAACGCCGGGCTTTTTTGAAAGCGTTAAAGACGCCTTTGTTGATGTAGGTGCGGGGGACAGAGGTTTCACAGAAAGCCTTAAAGATGCTTTTCTTCCCGGTAAAGGGCCAAGCTTTACAGAAGTCTTAGAAAGTAAAGGTATTGATCCTTTTACCGCTACCACTGCTCAACAGGAAGCAGCAAAACAAGTAGCTCTTGAAGCGGCGCCCGGTTTAGTCCGACGATACGCTCCTCTCGCTGCCACTGGCTTGGGTGTCATGGGCCTTACAGGTGGGTTTAAGGCAGAAGAGCCGCAAATACCTGAAGGCTTTGAGGGCATCATGGGCACGCCGGGCATGGACCTGTTACGTCAGTATCCTGAGCTATATGGCCTGCGGTTCGGTGGTGTGCAGCCAATGTCCACGACCAGCCCATATCAGACCTACACGCCACGTCCTGTGGGCGCTGCAAAGGGCGGCAGTATGGACCGCAGCAAGTTTCCACGTAAGAACGGGGCGATTAACGGTCCCGGCACCGAGACATCTGACGACATCCCAGCAATGCTGAGTGATGGTGAGTTTGTCTTCACCGCCCGCGCTGTACGTGGCATGGGCGACGGATCACGGCGCAAAGGCGCCAAGCGCATGTACGCAATGATGAAGAAATTAGAGGGCAGAGCCAATGGTTGATGAAACTATCTCCACGCAAATAGTGCGGGAGGCGCCCGAGGTCGAGGCGTATAAGCTCGGTCTCATTCAAGAAGCACAGCGTCTCTACAACCAGCCGATGTTCCTGCCTGCCACAGAGGCCGCAGGACTTTCTGGTACTGAGCTGCAGGCGATTGATTTTGCCAAGCAAGGTATAGGCGCATTTGAGCCGTATATCCAAGCTGGCTCTCAGGGTTTGACTCAGGGCATGGACCTTGCCCAGCGTGGTGCTTTGGCCGCTGGAGCTATCCAGACTGCGCCACAGTATCAGGCCGCTCAAAGGATGCTAGGACGCGCTGTCCCTGTATTGGGCCAAGGCATAGGCGGTATTTTGGGTTCTGCTCAGGCGTATGACCCGACCAGTGCAGCTGCCTTTATGAACCCTTACCAGCAGGCAGTCACTCAGAACGCTCTCAGAGAGATGCGCCGTCAGGCAGATATCGCGGGCCAAGGGCAGGCAGCTCAGGCCGTGGCAGCCGGTGCCTTTGGTGGCACTCGAGAAGGCGTCCAGAGGGCCGAGACGGAGCGTGGCGTTCAGGACCTGATGCAGCAGCGTATCATGCAGGATTACGCTCAGAACTACTTACAAGCGCAGCAGGCAGCACAGGCAGCCTTCGAGGCGCAACAGGGCCGTCAACTGGCCGGTGGACAGGCCCTTGGTCAGGCAGGCATGCAGTTTGCCAATCTGGCGCAGGGTATTGGTGGTTTGACCGCCCAGCAAGTGGCCGGAGACATCTCCAAAGCACAGGCTCTTGGCAGCCTTGGCTCACAGATGGGTGCCTTGGGTACACAATATGGCGCCTTGGGCCAAGCGACACAGCAACTCGGCGCTGCTGACGTAGGCTTACTGGCTGGTCTTGGTGGTCTCGAGCGACAAATCGAGCAGGCTCAGATCGACGCGATCCGACAGACTCAACTGCAGGAGGCTATGGCGCCTTATCAGCAGCTGGGCTTTGTGTCCGATATTTATCGCGGCGCTCCAACGACTTCTATGGCTTTGACCTCTCAGACCGCACCAACTGCCAGCCCGCTGCAGACCGCAGTAGGTTTGGGCGTAGGCACGCTGGCAACCGCAGCAGGCGCAAAGACAGCCGGACTTTTCTAGGTGGATAAAATGGCGAAAGAGCAAAAAGTGAAAGACGACGAGATTGAAAACGTCGGCATCATGCAGGGCTTCATGGATGACATTGAAGAGCTGATGGAAGAGATCGCCGAGGCCGAGATGTCTGGTGGTGGCGAAGATCAAGACATGGCCAAGCTGATGGACCGTCGTCCTGATTCACCTGAGGTCTTAATGAATAACCTGCGCGGTGATTACCGCTCGGTCGATGCCAGACGCGAAGAGCTGGCTGATCTGGTAGGCATGAGCGCAGCAGTAGAAACACCTGATGATGTGTTGGCTCTCCTACAGCCTGTATTAGCACAGCAAGGGATCGAAGCACTAACACCATCGTCGTCACTCCCCTTTGGAACGATGGCTCCAGCCGCCGCTATGCCTCCACCTCCCATGGAAATGGCTGCAGCTGGACTTCCAGCGCCCCCGGTTGAGCCGGGCGGCGTTGGCTCTTTACCTATGGGTATGGCTGAGGGCGGCATTGTTCAAAATTTTCAAGACGGTAGCGGTGAGGCGGGCGTTACCCCAGCAATGACATTCTCGCCTGAAGTAGCTGCAGAAGCGGATAGAAGGATTCTTGATCTTCTAGCGCAGCAGCCTGTAGCTGTTCCTGATCTTATGGCAAGGACCCAAGAGCTTACGCCGCAATATGCAGACATTCTCGGAACTGCTGACAAGGACGCGATCCGCGCACAGATGTTGTTCGACATAGGTCAGGCGGCTCTGGGCTTTGCCGGTAACGTAGGGCCTCAGGGCCAAGCACTGCGCGGCTCTATGGCTGCACGTCTGGCTCAAGCGACAAGCGCCCTGCCCGGTCAGATAGGCGCACGTACTGCTGAGTTACAAAAAGGAGAGCAAGCAGCACGGCTCGCGGCTCTTCAAGGCGCACAAGCGGAAAGAAGCGCGGCCATGGAATCAAACATAAAGCTTAGTGAGCGTCAGCTGGATTTGCTGGAGGAAATAGCAAAGAGCAGCAGACCCGGCAAGCTTAGTGCGTATGAAGAAAAGATTCAGGACCTGATTACCACTTTTCAACTGCCTAGAGAGGAGGCTGTGCGGATAGTCAATGAGCAGGTCAGACTTGAGCCTAATTCAGGCAACCTTATTATTCGTGACCCCATAACTGGGGAAGCTGAAGTGGTTGAAGTTGGGTTCCCAGAACCTCCAACTGATCCAACCAGACCACCTGAAGTTGATCCTAAAGACCTGTCTTTTGATGTTGGAACAGGAACGGGCCTTTTTGCAGGTCTCAGAAACGTGTACAGCAGTACATTAGGACAACTTCCTTTCTTGCCTGCAGCACTTGAGACGGAAGAGGCTGCACAAAGACTACGTTTCTTGGAAAGAGATGCAATCTCTTCTCTTGCCACAACCACTCGCCCATCTGTGGTGGAACAGGCACGTATTCTAGCCACTATTCCTCAGGCGCTTGATTTCAGTCAAAACCCTGAAATCGCTCAAGAGAGTTTAGCTAATTTCGTAGACCTGATGGGTCAGGTCTATGTTGATGATGTTAAATACAGCAATGATATTTCAAATCCCAAAGCAGAGCGCGACAAGTCTGCGGCTAGATCAAGAGCCGTGCAGCGCACGATTAATTCATTGTTGCGTGAGGACGCTTCTAAGCTCTACTTCGATACGATTAACAATGTTGTAACCGCAGATGCTGGCGAGTTTGGTGACATGACACGAGAGCAATTGCTCGAGGTTAACGTGGCTGACCTAAGCGGGGACGCCCTTGCCGACTACATAGTCGCAGTACAAAAGTTTCAATAGGTAAAAAAGATGGACGAAGAAGAGAACGGCGCCACTTCAGAAGAACAGCGTAATCGTGCGTTAGCTCTGCAGCTTCAACTGTCTCTTCAAGAACAGGCTGAAGAGACAACTGCGCCTGATCCATACGAAGGACTAGAGGACCGAGTGCCTTCAGCAGTACGAAGGTTTGATGAGTTTCTGGCGGCAAATATTCCCGGTGCTCGAGCAGCAGGTGAGTTTGCTGCGGAAACATTGGATACCTTAGTTCTGGACTACCTCCCAAAAGACTGGAAAAACAAACTAGCTGAGTATGGCGTTGGTTTTCCTGCAGGCGCTGGCATGGAAGGCAAAGGAGGAGCCGCTGCAAGGGCTTTGGGCATGGCCCTTCCATTTGCTGTAGGCATACCATACGCTGGTCAACGTGTTGCACAACAAACTCTCGCCACAATGGCCAGACCTTCCGCCGCTGTAAGGAGCGTGCCCGTTCCTACTGGTGCCACCATATCTGGCGGTGTTCAGGGAGGCAGAACGGGTATGACCCGAGAAATGTTGTCTGAAATAGGTGAGACAGCAGCAAGAAATCCTGCCGCGTTCCTTGGGATTGAATCTGCAGCTGCAACCGCCGCAGGCGTAGCGGGCGAAAGCGTAAGGACATCTGAAAGCATCTCTCCCGAGTATCGACCCTTTGTCCAAGTAGGCACTGAAATCCTAGTGGGTGGCGGCGTCGGTGCCCTTCCTGTTGTAATCCCAAAAAGCCACCGCGCTCTGGTTGATGCTATTAAAACCAACATTTTGCCTATGACCAGAGAGGGGTCTGGTATTCGAGCAGCAAGGCAAATGCAAGAAAGAGCTGGAGGCGCAGAAAGAGCAGCTGAATTGGCTGATCTTTTGGATGATATTCCAGAAGGGGTTACCCCTGCTCAATGGTTAGGCGATACGGTGCTAATGTCGCAACAGGCCCGTCTCGTTGCTGATAACCCAGACCTTGCCAATCAGATTGCTGTGGACCTTCTTCAAGCCAGACGAGCGGCGCAACAAGAGCTTGCAGATGCTCAGGGCGTTCCACGAACCAGACAGCAGTGGGAGCAGTCCGTCATACAACGTGTAACTCCTGAAGGTGTCACCATACAACAAGGCCAAACAGATGAAATGCTAAAGCAGGCATTTGATTCGTTTGACCCCTTGTATGAACCAACCAAAGGTTTCTTGGTAGACCTTACTCCGGGCCAGCTTAAACCTAAACGAGGTCAGCCTGCGCTTTCTCAGCAAGCGGAAAACATTTTAGGTGCTACTGACAACCAGAACATCATGGCCACTCGAGAGAGTCGAGAGGCCGTTCAAGATTGGATACAAAATCAGCTAACTAAGTATCCCGGGATTAGAGTGTTTAACCCTAACGCGGCAAACGTCACCAAAACAGATGACTTGCTGCAGCTAAGAAGTGATCTAAGAAGTGAGCAAAGAGCGCAACGTCAAGCCGGTAACCTTGAACGAGCTGATCTGCTGGGTTCTGCTGAAGCAGAATTGACACAGGTTATAGACAATGCGCTTCCAAGGGACCTGCAGTTGCAGCTTCGAGAAGCCGATAGCCTGTATCGTCAATACAAAGTCATTGAAACAGCCGTCTACAACACCGGCGACAATGTTCTGACTCCTGACATGATATCTGAGGCAATACGCACGGGTAATCTTACGACTCCCGGCAGATACGCTAGGGGAGAGTCGCCTGAGGTACAACGGCTCAGGGACTTAGCTTTGTCTGGTAGAGACCCTGTCGAGTACATAGGTGACCCAGAAAGAGCAGCGTTGATTGTTCGAGACCTGAACCCAAACGAGCGAAGGACTGTCCACGCTCAATTTATTGAAGGCTTGATTAACAGAGCAAAACCTTCTGCTGCCGAAGTGACTGATGGCGTTGTGATGGTGTCCGGCGAGAGACTCAACCGAGACCTGATTGACAATATAGACACCATGAAAGCATTAGGCATGACCGATGTCGAGATAGGACGTGTTCAAGACATTGCACGACGAATACGAGTAATGGAAGAGAAGTCCCCCGCTGCAGTGGCTAATTTGTTTGATGACGGTCCCTCTACCATCATGGAATTGTTAGCGGCTGTTATAGGTGCCAAGCAGGGTTCCAACATAGCCTCCACTGCAAACATCGGGCAGAGCCTAGTCTTAGCTCAGTTCTTTTCTAATCGCGCAAGAAACTTCCTTCGCTTTATGACCGCTGACAAAGCAACACAGCTTCTGCGTGATGCCGCGGTGGACCCTAAGCTTTATCAGGAGCTGCTTCGCAAACAGGTCACCAGTCCTAGACAGGGCAGAGAACGGGCACGTTATGTTGAGAGTTATATCTTGACTGCCCCGGATGCGTTTTATGAGGAGCTGGTTGAGCAGATACCTACCTCAGCCGAGGAAGAAGTCGAGGTAACCATACCTCCCCAAGCTCGAGTCGCGCCCCCAGCGCCACAGACCAGAGGTGTCCCGGGTATGGGAGCAGAGACCGCGGCCCCCGCGCCAGAGGCTGCAGCACCGACTGGGCCAGTGAGTCCGTCCAGCCGAGAAATGCTGCAGCAGCTATTCCCCACCGACTTTATTGCTTGAATGGAACTCGTCCACGCGGCGAAGCCACATGTCTTTATAGCCCTGAAACTCACGGCCCGCTGTCGAGAACTCGGCAGTGCTGCCGTCTGAGCGTACAGCCATCAGGACAACGGCGTTGTCGATATTAGTGCCGTGCAGCGCATCGTGCGCCAGAGCGTAGGCCGCCAGCTGACAGAAGTAGTCTTCGATCCACTGTCGCTTCTTTGGTTTGTTGCTCTGCTTGAAGTCAATGATGTGCGGCTTGTCTCGATACACGCCAACCAAGTCAGTCGTGCCTGCATACTTTTCTGGATAGTACAGCGACACCTCGCTGCCCCATATCTCATTCACATTGCGAAAGTACGTGTTGATGATCGTGTAGCCCATCTCGTAGCCCTTGCACATCTCCCAGTTGGTCGGGCGTGGCAGGTCTCGATAGGCAACCATGCGCTCGATCACTTCGTGCAGGTACGTGCCCACGCGGCTGGCTTCGTTCTTAATCCGATCAGCCTCCTCCTGACCAACCCTCGCGATCCACGCATCAAGCGCCCCTTTGTCTTTCTTGGTGGCTGACAGGATAGTGGTGACGCTGGGAAGCTTCTGGTCGCCGTACACGTAGCGTCTGCCTTCTGGCAAGTCCTGACGCTGCAGAGAGTGGTATTTGAACTTCTTCTTAATCGGTATCAGATCAACCATGCTTTTATCTCCTCCCCAAGCACCTCGTTTGCAATGTCTATTTTGTCGCGCAGCGCCTTCACTATCTTTTCGTCAACGGTCCCGGGAGACATCAGGTCCACGTAGGTCACCGAGCGGGTCTGCCCAATGCGGTGAGCGCGGTCTTCTGACTGCAGCCGGACCTCGAGGTCGAAACTGTTACTGTAATACACAACCGTATCAGCAGCGGTGAGCGTCAGGCCATAGCCCCCGGTGCGCGGGTTGCCGACAAAGAACCGCAGCTCGCTGTCCGGGTCCTGAAACTCTTTAACCACACGCGCCCGCTCGTCGTCATCCGTGTCGCCGTAGTACGTGCCGACAGCGTTCATGCCATATTCTTTCTGCAGCGCCAATTTTATGGCGTCAATATCATGACGGTAGTTTGCCCAGATGATTACTTTGTCAGAAGCCTCCTCAATGACGCAGAGCAGCTCCTGTATGCGATTGCTGGGAACTTCGACAACTCGGTCGTCGTCTAGCTTGACATGCCCACAGACGATCTGGTGCAGTCTCATGAGCTGTGTCAAAGCATTGACGGTGCTGACCATGCCGTCTTTGAGCAGCGCCAGCGCCATTGTCTTCATCTCCTGATAGGCTTTCACCTGCTCCTTGGTAAGGGGCACCTCTCGTTTGATGTACACCTTCTCTGGTAGGTCTAGGCACTCGTCCTTACGGATACGATAGCTAAATTTATCGAGCTTCTCTTTCAGCTCATCGAGCTTGCGGTAGCCGACCACCTTCTTGAAGCTGTGGCTGCCCATGTTCTTTTCGACCAGCACAGCGTACCGGGCACGAAAGGCGTAGTAGCTGGTGGAGTTCAGACAGTCGGGGTCGAGGAAGTCGCACTGTTGAAACAGGTCCAGAGGCGACCGGGTGACAGGCGATCCTGTCATGATGCGCTTGTACTTTGCTTCTCGCCCTATCTTCACAGCGTTTTTGGCACGCTTGGCGGTGGGCGTCTTGATCGTGGTTGACTCATCAATCGCCATGAAACATTTCGTGCTTCTGACAAACCGACTCGCATACTCAAAACCCTTGGCGGTGCTAAGAGCCTCGATGTTCATGACGAGAATCTTCAGGTCTTCGGTGACTTCCCACAGGTTTTCAAGCACAGCCTTCTCTGCCTTTCTTGGCGACGGAGTCCATAGCGCGATACGTGAGATGATGTGATCAGGAAGGTGTTTTGGCAGTTCGAGATTTACCCAGTTGCGGTAGACGCCCTTGGGTGCAATGACCAGAGCAGCATTGATTTCGCCCCGGTCGTAAAGCATCGACATGTTGTTGATCACCATAAAACTTTTGCCGGTGCCCATGTCCGCGAACAACGCAGCAACGGGCCTACGCCAAAACCTTTCCAGATAATCACGCTGATGCTTATACGGTTCGTTCTTGAACCGATAAGTTTCAATCCACATTTTTTCCACAATATATCCTTTCTGCTTTCTGTTTGCTTTCTGAGCGAATGATTGTACTATAGCCGTCCGCTTTGCGGAAATACATTAACGAGAAAGGAGAATGCACATGCCAACCGTGTATGTTGTATCTGAAACAGGAAAGCACAATATATCCCCCGCTCTTGAGTACGGGCAGATTGAAGTTGTGTTACCACCGTCTCAGTCACAAGTCATTTTTTCATCAGGACCTACCGTCGCTCGCGTCAAGCGGAGTTTAGAAAACTTCTGCGACGACGATTATCTATTGTTCATTGGAGACCCGACGGCTATTGCCATCATGGCTACCGTAGCGGCGTCCAAGAACCACGGACGTTTTAAGTGTCTCAAGTGGGACAAACAGGAACGTCGGTACATTCCAATTCAAATAGATTTGTTCAACAGAGGAGAAGGCGACGATGATTGATTTTGAAAAAGACGCTGACGCGCTCAAGCTGCAAGATGATGAGATTCAAGGTATCAGTAACCTTGCAAAGAAAGCTAAAGAAATAGCTGTAATGGTCGCTGACCTCGAAGCTTTACTCAAAGAAAGAAAGAATCAACTCAGAAAATTAACTGAAGAGGCAATACCTGAAGCGTTAGCGCAGACAGGTATGACCGGCTTCACGATGGAAGACGGCAGCAAGATAGAGGTTAAACCCTTTTATTCTGCGTCTATTCCTGCCGCACGCAAGGCTGAAGCATACGAGTGGCTGCGCGAACACGGCATGGATGACATCATCAAGAACACCGTAAGCGTCCGGTTCGGGCGTGGTGAAGACGAGCTTTGCTCTCGTCTTTTAGAGCTTCTAGGCACGCAAGGCTATCCCGCCGAGCAGGCTGAGAAGATTGAACCCATGACTCTGAAAGCATGGGTCAAGGAACAGGTCGAGAGAGGCAACGAGTTTCCCACGGAACTCTTCGGGGCCTATATCGGTCAAAAAGCAACGATTAAATCTTAAAGACAAAAGGTAAAAGTATCATGGCTAAAGCACAAAGCAGTGAAGTAGCAGAGAAGAAATCCACCGAAATTGCAGTGGCTGCATCATTTGAAGCAGACGCGCAGGTGGGCTTTGAGCAGATGGGACAGGACGATCTAGCCCTGCCTTTTTTGAAAATCCTGACCAACATGTCGCCAGAGATTGGCGAGGTTGATGGTGCCTCTCCCGGGATGCTGTACAACAGCGTGACCGGAGAACTGTTCAGTGGAGCCGACGGCGTTGTCGTCATACCGTGTGCCTATGTACGTCAGTACATTGAATGGCAGCCACGTGGCTCTGGCAGCGGCGCACCAGTCAACATACATCCAGCCACGTCCGATATCCTGAGCAAGACGCACCGCGAGCCGGGCGAGAGCAAGGACTTTCTGGACAACGGTAACTATATCGAGAACACGGCGAATCACTATGTCATGGTTATCGATAAGGATGGCGTGCCCAATCCAGCACTGATCGTTATGAAGTCCACTCAGCTCAAGAAGAGCCGCAAGTGGAACAGCATGATGATGTCAGTAAAGCTGCAAGGCGCGAATGGTCTTTACACGCCGCCAATGTTCAGCCAGCAGTATCGACTGACCGTTGTGAGCGAGTCCAATGATCGAGGCAAGTGGCATGGCTGGGAGATTGAGCGCATCGGTAGCGTGGAGGACGCTGGTGTTTATCAGTCTGCAAAGGCGTTTGCAGAATCCATTCAAGCAGGGCAGGTGAACGTCAAGCATGAGAGTGACGACAAAGCCTCTGCAGGAGATACGCACAGCCATTTCTAACCGTTAGACAACACCGGGGCCTTGTGCCCCGGTGCATTTGAGAAAGAAGAATGCTTGCCAAATTCAAAGAAACATTTTGGGGCCTTGATACTGCATACGGCACGTACAAAATCAACGGCACCAATGACAAGAACAAACAGACTGGGAAGGGGACAGTGGTTCGGCAGCCGCCGAGCGATGACCTATGGCAGAAGCACCTCGACGGTATCGAGCCGTCGCTGGGCATCATACCGATACGTGCAGACAACAGCTGTACGTGGGGCGCCATTGACGTTGACCAATACCCCTTAGACCTGACCGCCTTCATCAAGAAGGTGAGAGAGCTGGAGCTGCCCCTTGTTGTGTTTCGCAGCAAGTCAGGAGGCGCTCACGCCTATGCGTTCACCAAGGACCCCGTGCCAGCTGGCGAGATGCAGGATTACCTGAACGCCTGCGCGGCATTACTGGGTCATGCGGGCAGAGAGATATTCCCCAAGCAGCGAGAGATTTTGATCGAGCGCGGCGACACCGGGAACTTCCTGAACCTGCCTTACTTTGGTGGCGATAAGACACTTCGCTATGCGATCAAAGACGATGGCAGCGCGGCCACGATGGACGAGATGTTTGCGATGTACGATCAGTACGCGCAAGAAAAGCTTGTTATTCCGCGCAAAAAGAAACAAGAGAATGACCCGCTACGTGATGGGCCGCCATGCCTGCAGGCTCTGTGTTCGCAGGGCTTTCCTGAAGGCACACGAAACAATGGCATGTTCTCCCTCGGCATCTTCCTGAAGAGAGCATTCCCAGAGAAGTGGGAAGACAAGCTGCTCGAGTTCAACATGAAGTTCTTTGATCCACCGCTCGGCTTGTCTGAGATGGGTCTGGTCCAGAAGCAGCTGGAGAAAAAGGACTACAAGTACAAATGCAAGGACGATCCGCTTAAATCGTTCTGCAACTCTGGCCTATGCCGCAGCCGTAAGTACGGTGTCGGTGGCGATGGTCCAGATAGCCCGCAGCTTGCTTCACTGACCAAGTACAACTCCGAGCCGCCTTTGTGGTTTCTTGATGTGAACGGCAAGCGCGTGGAACTCGAGACAGAGACCCTGTTCAACCAGATGCACTTCCAGCGTGCCTGCATGGAACGATTGAACTTGCTGCCGCCTACCATGAAGAAAGCAGACTGGGAGATGCTCATCAACGAGCTGCTGCGCGAGATGGTGGAGCTGGAGCAGATCACCGAGGCAAGTGAGGACACGACCGTCACGGGTCGATTCAACGAGCTGGTCGAGGAGTTCACTACGCACCTGCAGCAGGGCATGGATAAAGACGAGATACTGCTGGGCCGGGTGTGGACTGATGAAGAGAAGGGCGAGGTCTTTTTCAGAATGAAGGACCTCGAGGCACACCTCAAGCGCAACGGGTTCACCGGGCTGTCTGCCCCCAAGATATCGCAGCGGTTACGTGATATGGGTGGCGAGAGTGTAGTGATGCGGCTCAAGGGCCGAGGAACACGGGTCTGGAAGATGCCTGTGTTTGATGCACAGGACGCGCCATTCGACGCGCCGAAGACATACGACGACGTACCATTTTAGAAAGGAGAACAATATGAAAATTAAAATCGAGAAGAATGTCCCCATCCCAGAAGGAGGGCGCGCCAGACCTAAAAAACCACTTAGGTTGGCATTAGAAAAGTTGGAGGTAGGAGACAGTTTTGTATACGAAACGCCCGAGTATCCAGCCAAGGACAAGATACGAAACGTTATCTACCATGTTCATATCAGCTCTAAAAAGAAGTTTATGACGAGATCGATTGGCGGCATTAAACGTAGAGTGTGGCGAATTAAATAGGAGGGATTATGGAAGTTTTTATTATTGGGCTTGTGATATCCATTATCGTTATTGAAGCAACGCAGTGATCACCAAACTATTTGGACCGCCGGGTAGTGGCAAGACAACCTACCTGCTGGAGACGGTCGCCAAGGAACTCGAGGCAGGCACGCATTCGGTGGATATCGGCTACTTTGCTTTCACTCGCAAAGCCGCCTTTGAAGCCCGGGACCGTGCCATCGAGAAGTTCCCACACCTGAACGCGGACACTGATTTCCCGTGGTTTCGCACGCTGCACAGTCTGGCATACGGCTGTCTCGGTGTTGAGAGCAAGGACATCATGTCAGCCAAGGACTATGCCGAGTTCGCCAAGAGCGTCGGACTAGACGTGGCTACCAGCACAGACGGCGACGACTTTGTGGTCCGCGCAGACAACGCGATACTGAACGAGATCAACATTGCCCGCATCAAAGGCGAGGACCTCAGGACGCACTACAACCGGAGCAGCATCGACATCGAGTGGTATCACTTTGAATATGTCGAGCGCAGCTATCGCAAATTTAAAGAAGCCAAGATGCTGATGGACTTTACCGATCTGCTCGAGCAGATCGTGGAACAGCCGGAGCGACTGCCCACGCTGCAGGCGTTGATTATCGACGAGGCTCAGGACCTGTCCAAGCTACAGTGGAAGCTGGTGATGCAGCTGGCCGACAAGGCACAGCGCACGTGGATAGCCGGGGACGACGATCAGGCGGTGTACGTCTGGGCAGGCGCCGATGTCGAGAGCTTCCTGTCGTGCGACGGTGACGTGCATGTGCTGAACCAAAGCTACCGGGTGCCGTCTAAGATACATTCGTTTGCCGACAAGATCGTGCGGCGAATCCAGCAACGTCAGCCCAAGGAGTGGTCTCCACGCACCGAGGGCGGCGAGATCAGTTACTACAACGATTTCCAGCAGGTGGATATCAGCTCAGGGCAATGGCTTATCATGGCCGCCACCAACTACATGCTGAACGACATGCACGAATGGATTAAGTCTCAGGGGCTGCTGTTCGAGCGCCACGGACACAAGAGTGTCAGCGAGGCGATGCTGTCAGCTGTGATTGGCTGGGAGAGATTACGAGCAGGCAGGGACATCAACTATGCCATGCTGAAGAACGTCTATCGATACCTTGGTGTGGGGATGGTTTCCCGGGGACACCGGACCTTGAAAGAGGCGGAGCCTGAAGACATGTTCTCGATGGAGGACCTCAAGGAAAAGCACGGGCTACTCACTGACGCGATATGGCACGAGGCGCTGGGCAAGATCGGCGAGGACAAAAGAGATTACCTTGTGGCCGTGCTGCGCCGAGGCACCAAACTTACTGCCAAGGCGCCAATACAACTGTCCACGATTCACGGAGCAAAGGGTGGCGAAGCAGACAACGTGCTTCTGATGACCGACCTCTCTCCGCGCTTTGCAAAAGAATACGAGTATAATGCCGATAGTATTCACCGCTTGTTATACGTTGGTGTAACCAGAACACGTCAAGCACTGCACATAGTGCTTCCCAAAAACGGTGAACGAGGATTTAGATTTTGAGCGATGTATTAAGCAGTGAGTGGCTACCGCCGCAGAACTTTCCCGACCTGTCAGAGGCAAAGGAGATCGCAATCGATCTCGAGACATGCGATCCAAACATGGAGAAGTTCGGACCCGGTTGGCCACGCAAGGATGGTTTCATAGTTGGTTACGCTGTCGCAGTAGACGGATGGTGTGGCTATTACCCGATCGCACACGAGGGCGGTGGCAATCTGGACAAGCGCATTGTCGAGATGTGGATAGCCGATATCCTCAAGCTGCCCTGCCCGAAGATCATGCACAACGCAGCATACGACCTCGGGTGGCTGTTGGCCTCGGGCTTTGAGGTGAACGGCGACATTATCGACACGATGATTGCTGCCGGGCTGGTAGACGAGAACCGATTCAGCTATGCCCTGAACGCTCTGGGCTTTGACATGCTCAAGGAGGTGAAGTCCGAGGAGGCCCTGAAGAAGGCTGCAGCAGACTTTGGCGTACACCCGAAGAAAGAGATGTGGAAGCTGCCAGCGATGTATGTGGGCGCCTACGGTGAGCAGGATGCGGCTCTGACGCTGAAGCTCTGGCATCACCTGCAGGTGCTGATGCGGCAGGAGGAAGTTGAAAGCATATTCGAGCTGGAGCGCGAGCTGCTGCCTGTGCTGGTGGGCATCACCTACAAGGGCATACGCTTTGATCGTGACAAGGCTGAGCAGCTGATTGTTGAGCTGCGTGACAAAGAAAAGAAGCTGATCAAGAACATCAACAAAGAGGCTGGGGTCCCAGTCGATATCTGGGCAGCTGCCAGCATTGCCAAGGCGTTTGACGAGCTGGGTATCCCGTACCCACGCACCGAGAAGGGCGCACCAAGCTTCACACGCAGTTTTCTCGAGGGCTGTGACCACAAGGTGGCCAAGGCGATAGTCGCCGCCAGAGAGGTCAACAAGACGCACAATACCTTCCTGCAGCCGTACCTCGATGCCAGTGAGGCAGATGGAAGGATTCACTCGCATATCAACCAGCTCCGCGGTGACGGTGGCGGCACGGTGACCGGGCGACTGAGCATGGCGCAGCCGAACCTGCAGCAGGTGCCTGCACGGCACCCAGTGACTGGGCCGATGGTCCGAGGATTGTTCCTGCCGGAAGAGGGCGAGCTGTGGGCCGCTAATGACTTCAGCTCTCAGGAGCCACGCCTGCTTGTGCATTACGCGAGCCTGTTGCAGCTGGACGGTGCCGAAAAGATGGCCTCGGCATACCGCGAGGACCCGGACACGGACTTTCACCAGATGGTTGCCGACATGGCAGGCATCACCAGAAAGCAGGCGAAGACCATCGGGCTGGGCCTAATGTATGGAATGGGCAAGCGCAAGCTGTCTGAGCAGCTGGACCTGTCGCTGGAAGAGGCGTCTGAGCTGATTCAGACTTTCCACGAGCGCGTTCCGTTCCTCAGGGGCACCGTGCATGCGGTACAGAAAAAGATCGAACACCCGGCCTCTGGCGGCGCCATACGCACGCTGCTGGGCAGGAAGTGTCGCTTCCCACTGTGGGAGCCACAGGCATGGGGCATCAATAAAGCCCTGCCTTACGAAGAGGCTTACGCAAAGTATGGGGCACGAATTAAGCGCAGTATGACCTACAAGGGCACGAATAAATTAATTCAGGGTTCTGCCGCGGATCAGGCGAAAAGTGCCATGCTGGCAGTGCATAAGGCCGGGTTCAATATTTTATTGCAGGTACACGACGAGGTGGCGCTGAGCGTGAAGACAAGAGAGGAGGCCGAGGAGGCTGCCCAGCTGATGCGCGAAGCCGTCAAGCTGGAGGTGCCAAGTAAAGTAGATGTGGAGATAGGGGAGACATGGGGCAGTGCCGACTAAAAAACCGTTTAAATACGCCGTAAAAAGCCGCAGGCCCAAGGCCAAGCCAAAGAAAAAACCGGAGGGGTATGTCGCCCCTCCGTCGCCCAAGGACCGCTGCACACCGTGGGTTAGCGTCACAATGCGAGCCGAGCATTACGCAATGCTACGGGAGATCGCCGAGTACTTCGAGGCGCCTGTAAGCAAGGTGACGGCCACGATGGTAGTGCAGCAATACTGCAAGTTATTACGGGAGGTTGAGCCGGTGACGGCCCAAAAAATAATGGAGGCGTATCAGAATGACGAAAGACACGAGGGTCAGCTCCTCGATCTTATCTTTGATAGTTGGAGTTGAATATGAGGTGATGCCCGCAGAACATGGGCTGCCAGAACAAATCGACATCCTGTCTGTGTCGATAGAAGTAAAAGGTAAAAACGGCAGGAAGAGAAAGGTAGAATTAATTCACACACTCGAAGAAAGCGAAATACTGCAGCTGGAGGACGAGATAAATGAAGATCGAGAAGGTCAAAGATGACTGGTACCGCGTAACGATTAGCGTGCGCGGCAAGAAAGTCACAATGTTCGCCTATTCTAAGAAGGAGGCATGGGGCAAAGCCAAGACGTTTCTACGTCAACAAGGGGAGAGTTATGACCAACTACCTGACTGTGTTTGATCACGAGATCGAGGGAGAGCCTCGGCAGATCGGCGTGATTACATATTTTCGTGAACCGGCATGGCGCGGTGACCCACGTGAATGCCACAGTGATCTGGAGTTCTACGGGTTCATTGAAACGGACTACCACGTTCTGGACGAGAACGGTGAGTACCGGGACGAACTGCAGGAGTCAGGCGACACGGATCAGGTGATCGAAGCAATCAAGGAGGCAATGGGCGATGTTTAAAAGGCTGAAGGCCAAGCTGCTGGGGCAGAAGCCTCTGGATGAGGAAGAGATTCTGGCGATCTACATCAAGGCGTCTCAGCAGATGAAGATCGCGCCACTGTTCGCCAAGGACTTTGTGCGTCTGGTTGAAGAGAAGCACGGCATCACCGGCAAATATAAAGTGGAGCCGAACACCTATGACTAGGCCGTATCGGGCGAGCCTCGCCAGTGACCTGACCAAAAAGCCCTGTAAGTGCGGAGGCACGATGGGCGAGATCATCGGCTATGACGAGCGCAGTAATGGCAAACTAGTGCCCCTCCGGCGGGGGTGGTATTGTGTTGAATGTCGGAACTGGGAAAAAGCAATATTGCGGGAGATGACCGTTGAAAAATATTGAAGACTTTGTGGAGGGCGTCACGACGCTCAACGACGCCGTCTATCGCGCTGTGGAGGAAGTTCGCAAGGATCGAAAGGTAAGCAATGCCGAGCTGATGTGCGTCCTGAGCGGCCTCCTGTGCGCTCTGGCAGCTGATTGCGGCATGGACCACGACGACTTTCTGGACAGCCTGTCAATCAACTTCCTCGCCACCAGCACCGACATGGGCGTAGACCGGGGCACGATCCACTGATGGAACGGCTACTGGACCTGCTCGACGAGTATGAGGCCAAGGTGAAGTGCTATCTGGGCCTGCACGATT